CATCCTGAGCCGGGTCGGTCGCGGGACGCAGACCGCCTCTCCCTCCCTGACGGCGTCGCGTGCACCGCACGGAAGCGGTACACGCGGCAGCCGTCGGCTGGTCGTCGCGAAGTTCGACTCGGCGCAGACCACGCCCGACAACCGGAAGCACTGGGCGAACGCAGACGGTCTCTCGTCCAACGCCGCGGTGAATCCTGAAGTCCGGCGCATCCTCCGCAACCGCGCCCGCTACGAGGTCGCCAACAACTCCTACGCCAAGGGCATCGCCCTCACGCTCGCTAACGACACCATCGGCACCGGTCCGCGGTTGCAGATGCTCACGGGCGACGCGGATGCCAACGCCCGCATCGAGGACGCGTTCGAGCAGTGGTCCCGGGCCGTGGATCTTGCCGGCAAGCTCCGGACGATGCGGCTGGCCCGGGCCGAGAGCGGCGAGGCGTTCGCCCTCCTTGTCAACAACCCCGCGATCGCGTCGTGGGGGTCGCCCGTGTCGCTGGACCTCAAGCTCATCGAGGCGGATCAGGTCTGCACTCCGCTCCTCCAGCGTGGGCGCACCGATGAGATCGACGGCATCGTGCTCGACCAATGGGGCAACCCCTCCGCGTACCGGGTACTGAAGCGGCATCCGGGCGACAGCGGCCTTCTCCGCGCACCCGTCGACGACCTCACCGCCTACGACACGTTCGCCGCGTCGGCCGTCGTGCACTACTTCCGTTCCGATCGGCCCGGTCAACTCCGCGGCATTCCCGATATCACGCCCGCGCTCCCGCTGTTCGCGCAGCTCCGCCGGTACACGCTGGCGACGATCGCCGCCGCCGAGACCGCCGCCAACTTCGCCGCCGTCATCTACACCGATGCTCCTCCCAACGGCGAGGCCGACCCGCTGGAGCCAATGGACGAGGTCGAGCTCGAACAGCGGCTGGCGACCGTGCTCCCCGGCGGCTGGAAGCTCGGCCAGGTTCACGCGGAGCAGCCGACGACGACGTTCGGCGAGTTCAAGCGCGAAGTCCTCAACGAGATCGCCCGCTGCCTGAACATGCCGTTCAACGTCGCGGCGGGGAACTCTTCGGGTTACAACTACGCCAGCGGCCGCCTGGACCACCAGGTGTACTTCAAGAGCATCCGCGTCGAGCAGCACCACCTGCAGCTCGCCGTGCTCGACCGCCTGCTCAAGGCTTGGCTCAACGAAGCGGTGCTCGTCGAGGGACTGCTCCCGCAGTCACTACGAACGCTCGGAGCGACCCTCCCCGAGCACGCATGGTTCTGGGATGGCGTGGAGCACGTCGATCCCGCCAAGGAAGCGACCGCTCAGGCCACACGCCTGGCCAATCACACAACCACGCTCGCCGCCGAGTTCGCCCGTCAAGGACGCGACTGGGAGCAGGAGCTCCGCCAGCGCGCCAAAGAGCTCGTGCTCATGGATGAACTCGGCCTGACCCCCGCTCCCACGCCCCCCACGGCTCCCGCAGGCAGCACGCCCGCACCCAAAGAGGACGACACCAATGGCAACGAAGACCCCGACCGCTCTGAAGACCCGACTCGCGCCGAAGCGTCTGTGGCTTGAGGCCGCCGCCGCGCCGGCCGGTACCTCTCCGCTCACGCTCACGGGCACCGCAGAGATCACCGCGATCGCGGCCGGAGCCGACGCGGAGAAAGCCCTGCCGCGCTTCAAGATGCTGGCGTACACCGGAGGGGCCATGCGCGTCGCCGGGTGGCGTCACCCGGTGGTGCTCGATCTTGCCGGGCTTTCGGTCCCGTCGCAGAACCGGCCGATCCGGTTCGCACATGACCCGGCCGCCGGCGTCGGTCACACCGACGCGATCAGGGTCGAAGGCGGGCAGCTCGTGGCCACAGGCGTGATCTCGCGCGACACCGCGACCGCCCGCGAGGTGGTCGCCTCGTCGCGGAACGGGTTCCCTTGGCAGGCCTCGGTGGGAGCGAGCGTCGAGGAGTTCGAGTTCATCCGCGAGTCGCAGAAGTCGATCGTGAACGGGCTGGAGTTCTCCGGCCCCATCAACGTCGTCCGCAAGGCGACGCTCGGCGAGATCAGCTTTGTGGACCTCGGTGCCGATGGGCGCACTAGCGCCTCCATCGCGGCCCAGCAGGGCGGGGGTGGTAACGGCAGTTTGGCGGGCGGTGATGCCGATCCCGCGCCCGGGGCGGGCGTTGCCGCGCTGCGCGCCGAGGCCCTCGCGGAGACCAGCCGTATCGCGGCGGTGCGGAAGATCTGCGCCGGCAAGCACCTCGACATCGAGGCCCAGGCGATCCGCGATGGTTGGGACGCGACGCGCACCGAGCTAGAAGTGCTCCGCGCAAGCCGTCCCAAGGCCCCGTCCATCCACGCGCCCGATACGAGCATCACCGCCGAGGTCCTGGAGGCCGCGTGCTTCCAGAGCGCCAAACTCGAAGCCATCGAGAAGGTCTGCTCGGCTCAGGCGCTGGAAGCCGCGGCCAAACGGTTCCAGGGCGGGCTTGGTCTTCAGGAGCTTCTCTTCGAGGCCGCGATCGCCAACGGGTACACCGGCCGGACGTTCCGAGACAGCCGCCGCGTGCTCGAGGCCGCGTTCGGACGGGGCGCGGCGGGGATCGAGGCGGGGATGACGGTCATCGACGTGGGCGGCATCCTCTCCAACGTCGCCAACAAGTTCCTGCTCGAGGGATTCTTCAGCGTCGAGCGCGTCTGGCGGAGCATCTGTGCGGTCCGCAACGTCAGCGACTTCAAGACCGTGACGAGCTACCGGCTCGTCGGCAAGGACCAGTACGAGCAGGTCTCGCCCGGCGGCGAGCTCAAGCACGGGACGCTCGGCGAGGAGACGTACAGCAACAAGGCCGACACCTACGGCCTGATGCTGTCGATCGACCGCCGCGACATCATCAACGACGATCTGGGCGCCGTCACCACCGTGCCCCGCAAGCTCGGCCGCGGCTCGGGTCTGAAGATCAACGACGTCTTCTGGGCGGCGTTCATGAACAACGCCGCGTTCTTTGCTGTCGGCAACAAGAACTTCATCTCGGGCGCGGACACGGCGCTGGGGATCGACGGCCTCACCAAGGGCGAGGTCGCGTTCATGGACCTGGTGGACTCCGACGGCAAGCCCACGGGCGTGATGCCGTCGATCCTGCTGGTCCCCACGGCGCTCTCGGCGATGGGCACGCAGCTCTACAAGAGCGTGGAGATGCGCGACACCACGGCGAACACCAAGTTCCCCGTCGCCAACCCGCACCAGGGCAAGTTCCGCATCGAGGTCAGCCGGTACCTGTCGAACGCGCTCTACGCCGGCAACTCGGCCAAGGCGTGGTACCTCCTCGCCGATCCGAGCGACTTGCCCGTCATCGAGGTCGCGTTCCTCAACGGGCAGGAGGCTCCGACCATCGAGACCTCCGACGCCGACTTCAGCCAGCTCGGCGTGAGGATGCGCGGGTACCACGACTTCGGCGTCGCGCTGCAGGACCCGCGCGGCGGCGTCAAGAGCAAGGGCGAGGTGTAAGCGGCGGTGCCAGAGGCGGAAATCGGCGACGGCAAGGGCGACGACAACCCGGGAGTCATCCCGGATCAAGGAGAAGGCAGCAATGGCTATGGGACCGGCCAAGCTCGTGCAGGAAGGCAGCAGCATCGACTACACCCCGGTCGCCGATGTGCTCGCCGGCGCTGTCGTGGTGCAGACGGAGATGGTGGGCGTCGCGGTGATGCCCATCAAGGCAAACCAGCTGGGCTCGCTGGCGATGTCGGGCGTGTTCGAGTTCAACAAGGCGCTCGGCGCCGGCAGCGGCATGCCCGCGGGCACCAACGCCTATTGGGACGCAGGGGCGCAGAACGCCACCAAGAACGCCGCGGCGGGCGCCAACAAGCTCATCGGCAAGACCGTGAAGGCGACCGTGGACGCCGATACCACCGTCCGCATCCGCCTGCTGCAGTGACGGCGAGGGGCCACCCATGGGCGACATGCTCGATCGGGGCTCGGCGTTCCTGGACGACCAGCGTCACAGGCATCTGTCGCGGCTCGTTCTCTACCGGCGCGGCTCGGATGAGAAGGAAGTCCGGGCCACCGTCGGCAAGACGGAGTTCGAGCAGGCGGACGACGCGGGGCTCATCCACCGCGTCGAGTCGCGGGACTTTCTCGTGCGTGCTGCGGACATGGACCTGGGCTCCGGTCCGATCCTCCCGCGAGCGGGCGATCAGATCCGCGAGACAGTCGGGGTCGAGGAGACGTCGGTGTTCGTGTACGAGGTCAACGCGCCCGGGGGACAGCCGCCGTGGCGCTACAGCGACCCGTACCGCAGGGTTCTTCGGGTTCACACCAAGCACATCGGGACGGAGGCGTGATGGAAGAGGGGAACGGACAGAACGGCAACGGCGGCAAGGCGTCGCTGCGCATCCAGTGGGCGGGGCTTGTTCTCACGGTCCTGCTCGCCGCCGGCGCGATGACCGTCCAGTGGGGCGTGGTCACAGCAAAGCTCCAGCAGGTCGAGAAGCGGCTGGACGAACTCATCGTCGAGGCCCGGGCGCTGCGCGTCGAGTACCAGGCGATCGAGCGGAGGGTGTCCTACCTCGAGGGACGGCTCAACGGAAGGGGTTCCCCGTGAGCACCATCTCGACCATCGCCGACGCCGTCGCGTCGCACATCAATGCCGGCGCGTTCTCGCAACCGTTGAGCGCCGTGCGGATGTACCAGCCCGCGTTCACGCTGGCGGAGCTCGCGGACCTGCGCGTGTCGGTCGTGCCGCGCACGGTCGGTATCGCGGCCGCGAGCCGCGACAGCAGCACGTTCGAGTGCGTCGTGGATGTCGGCGTCCAGAAGAAGCTCCCGGCAGAGAACGAGCAAGCGGCGATCGATGGACTGCTTGACCTCGTGGAGGAGATCGCCGACCACCTGCGGCTCAAGCGACTCCCCGGCGCCCCCGAGGCGGCGTGGGCGGGGATCGCCCACGAACCGGTCGTGTCGAGCGAGTCGCTGGAGCAGCAGCGGGTCTTCACCAGCGTCCTGAGCGTCACGTACCGGGTGCGGAGGTAGCCGTGCGGAATGTCGTCATCGCCACCATCGCCCTGGACAGCGGGAACAAGCCGCTCTCAACGACGACGCTCGTGGCGTCGTTCACGCTCACCGCATCGCACAAGAACACCCAGGACGCGACGTTGTCGGACGGCAAGGGGGGCGAGGTGCTGATGGCCCCGGGCGTGCAGTACCCGTTCGAGCGGGTCAACCTGGCGGACATCCTCGTGCGGAGCAAGGCGGGCGAGGCGGTGTATGTGGTCGGCCACAGCGCCGAGTGAAAGGAGTCTGGGATGGCGATCAAGCTCGGCATGGAGGCCGCCCTCAAGTTCAAGGCGGGCGGACAGGCCGGCGGGGGCGCGTGGACGGCGCTGGGCAAC